ATCAGTAAAGTCCATAAGACCGTATGCTTGCTTATAATTCTCATAGGAATCGGCCACATACTTGACCTCCAGCCACGTTAAGTTAATTTCCGAGTGGTTGTATTCGTGCTGAAGCGTGGTTTTTTTAGTTTTTGCAAGGTTTATTAGCTGAAGGATCGGGTGATCTGTCGCTTTAAACGACACATCTTCTTGCTCGCTACTTGAGCTATGGAGCGTAAACCCTATGGCTTGTGATAATTCTTTGTAATTAGGCCCCGTCATCAACTGGTTTTCTTTTACGCCCATGAGCCGGTATGCCAAAGAATGTATTGTCCGGAAATAAGGCAGGTCTTTTTCGGCGTCAAGGTCAAACCGTTGTGCGGCGCGATCTCTTGCTTCATTTGCGGCTTTTTTAGTAAAAGAAAAAAACCCTACTTGCGATGGGGTTATTCCCGACTTTAATGACTTTTCAACCATGTTAAGTAACGTGGTTGTTTTTCCTGTACCGGGCGGCCCAAATATGCGGAACATTAGAATGGGGCCGTGGCGCGTGTTTCAAAACCTTTGGACTCTAGTTGATCGTGCGGTATGTCTTGCACTGGTACGCGCCAAACGCGTGTCGGCTTTCCTTTTATTTTTAACACCGTAGATTCTCCGTTGATGTCCCGTAAGCGTTGCGCCACCTTATGTGTTTTAAACTCACTAAAGCGATTCTTGCGTAGGAAACTTTCAAAATCTTTTAGCCTAAAATGAACTGCGTTGCTCTCTTCATCGACCCATGGTCTGCGGAGCAAGATTTCTTCTCGGTCTTCCGCTTTTTGAGTAGACGTGCAGAACTCATCCAGATACTCGTAAAACTGACCGTTGATACTGGCGTCCTCAGACACCTCCATGATGGAGCCATCTGTCTCCGCCATCTCTTTCATTAACTGGTTAATGCGCCCTTCCCAGCCCCGTCGGGGCATGGTCTGCGGCATAAAGTTAAGCTGTTCGATGCAGGCTTTTTGAAAGATGGTTTGGTTCTGAAGCGCGTCCGTATCAAGTTCCAACGGTACGCCATTAACATCCAAGAACCATACCGGTGGGATGGAGTTGTACTTCCGTAGGTTAGCCACCGCCATGTCACTAATGGCCGCACTAATTCCATACTTCCGGGTTTGGCAAAGCTCCCTGTTGCAGTACGGTTGTATCGGAGAGTCGCTACATCGATAGGCGTAGTCTTTCTTTTCAAGCTGTTTGACGACTACGTTGACTTCGCTCAGAGGTAATGGCGGGTCGATGTACGCCATGTTGTGGTGCAACACTTCGTCTTGCCACGTGTCCGGATACGCCTTCCGCAAGTACACGCCTATGCTGAAGAGTCCGTTGTTTCGTCCTCCCTCACTGATTTTTTGAGCGCATAAGGTTTGGAGACAGGGCGGACCGTCCACGATGGCTGTGCTTTCCACCGGAGCCTGCGTAAGTGCTTCCATTTGTTCTGGTGTTTGGACGAACGTTTCATACAACCCGAAAAATTCTTCCAGAGTTGCCGCACTGCCGTCATCATTGAACGCATACCGCAACCCTCCCTCCGCATCAAAGTACGGCATGTTCAAGAAGTTCCCGATATCCCCCCGATCTAAAAACAGCTTGATCTGCTTGGGGAAAATTTCACTGCCGCCGTAGCCTAAGCCACTGGACAAATGTTGTAGCGTGGACTGCATCTTCTTTGCAGTCACCCACTCACTGCTAAATAGAAAGCAATGAGCGCCCCCCGATTTGGATCGGCATACTACCAAAGGGAGCTTCCCGTGTCTGATCTTTTCAATCAGACGACCGTGATCTAATGGATATTCATCAATGTCTATGCAACCCCACTTACAGGAGTCTTCTTCATTGATAGGAATGATCCCAATACCGGCACCTTCTCCAGCAAGATGTTGCTCAAAATGGTCCATGGTCCGTGGTTCGCGGACGACGCGAGCCTTGCCCGTGTTTTTGCCATTGGCCTTCGTGCTGTCGATTTCAAACGTGCCGTAAGCTTGCTTGAGACCATCAAAAATAGCCGCAAATCTTTTCGCATCAGACATTTTTTATAAACCAAGAAAAGGGGGCGCAAGGCCCCCGTACAACTTAAAACGGCGCGTCGTCGGACGTGTCGTCACCCTCTGCGGTGTGCTTCGCCTCGACATCACCTTTCATGATGCTATCAGCAAAAGACTTCGCCTGCTGATAATGAGTGCCGTTTTCGACTACGCCTTCCAGCCCAATGTCCCACCCATGCCAGCTACCTTTGCTGTTCTCTTCGGCAACAGTTCTGAGCAAATAGACGTGACTAAAACGTGGCGGCGTGAAGGGGCCGTTTTTACCTATGAGAGTGCGCTGGGCAATTGTGGAATTCCACTTCCGACTCTTTTTCATCTGCGTGGACTTCATAGAGATCACTGCGGTCGTGGTCGTGCCGTCCTCATTGATTATCAACACGTAGTGCTGGTGTGTTTCCTCAATGTAGGTTCCCTGACCGCCGACGACGTAATCCTTATTGTCGTCTCCGCGCTCGGTGCGAGGGCGCTTGTCTTCCGGAGTGTAGATATTTAGAGGAGCGCCGCTACCAGTGCCCCGAGGAACCCACTCAAGATAACGCCGCTGATAAGCGCAAGGTATGACACGTATACCTGCCTTACCAACGTAGACCTGATTTGATACGGTATTAAGGATATCGCCCGCTTTTGCATTATCGAGGTCATCCAAAGTTGGGTCTTGACGTGATAGAACTTTAAGGAAAGGGATCGCCATGTCATCTTGACTGAGATCACCCATTCCCATTCCAGCATCCTGTTCAAAGATGCTTGCATCAAACGTGACGAGTTCACCCATCGTCTCCTTTTTTTCTGCGACTGCTTTACTCATGATTTTTTCCTCGCGATATTAGCACGTTGGCCAACATAGGCCCCAAAAAGTTCCATGGGGAAAGTCTCCCCGTTCTGTACACGTTCTTTAACAAAGGCTTTCAGAGTGCTGTGATGCACATCTGTTTTCTGCTCGGCGGCATAACCAAGACCTTGCGCGTAATCAATAAATTGAGACGCCTCTTGGTCTTCGCCACGGCCAAAGTTACAACTCACGGTATTCTTGATGATGTCATCAAACCCGTTTTGTCGTAACCAATCAAACGCAGTGGCTTTGTTTTCCGCCTTAATGTGCGCGCCGTAGGTCGGACGCACAGTCACCTTTGATCCGTCCTCAAGTTCAAACGAACTGAGGCCAAGCTCAAGTAACATGGCAGGGAGGTCTTCGTCGGTGAGTTTCAGCAGTTCTCGCTTCGCTTCCTTGAGTTCATCGTCAAGCTTGTTGACAAGGTCTTCTTGGTTACGAACAGCGCGAGCAATTTCTGCTACGCTGGCCAAGCCGGTGTTATCCATCTTTTCGATGGAGGAAGCAGTGGCTTGATCTGCTTCCATGTCAAAGAGCAACTCGCTCATTTTTTCTCCTTTCGTGGTTAGGCCCTTTTTGGGGGCTGGACGATCAGTCTCCCATCCTATACTATGCGATGTCAAGGCTTTGGGGAAAAACATGTACATATTTAAAACGACACCCTACGATCACCAACGAACGGCCTTTGCTGATTCGTGGCAACTGCCTTACTTTGGCTTGTTTATGGAGATGGGCACCGGTAAATCAAAGGTTGCTATTGATACCATGGGCGCGCTTTACCAAGCAGATGAGATCGATACGGCCCTGATCATTGCGCCGAAGGGCGTGTTTGATAACTGGGTGAAAAAAGAGATTCCAATACACCTGCCCGACAGCATTCAAACGAAGCTGGTTAAATGGCAACCCAACTTTACTCAGAAGTTCCGGGCGGAAATCCAAGAGATTGCCGATCCCAAGAGCCGTGAGCCGGGATTCCTGCACATATTGGTGATGAACACAGAGGCGTTTTCTACCCAAAAGGGGGCTTCTGCCGCGCAGAAGTTTCTCAATCTAAACCCTAACTGCATGACGATTCTGGACGAAAGCACCAGCATCAAGAACAAGACCGCGCAACGCACAAAGAATTTGATCAAGATAGGCCAAGCGTCAAAATACCGTCGCATTTTGACCGGCTCCCCCATCACTAAAAGCCCCATGGATTTGTTTAGCCAATGTTTATTTTTAGATGAACGGGCGCTGGGGTTTGCTAGTTTCTACTCGTTTCAAGGGCGCTACGCCGTCGTACAGCGACGTTCGATGGGACAGCATAGCTTCAACGAGATTACGGGCTATCGTCGCTTAGAGGAGCTTGGAGAGAAGCTAGACACGTTTAGCACACGGGTTCTGAAAGAGGACTGCCTCGACCTGCCGGAGAAAATCTACCAGCGCCGCGAGGTCAACCTGACCAAAGAGCAGGTGGTTTTATATAAGCAAATGAAGGACTTAGCGTTGGCTCAATTAGAGCAAGGCAAGCTGGCGACCACGGCATCCGTGCTGACGCAGATTATGCGGCTACAACAAATCTGTTGCGGCCACCTTCAACCCGACGAAGGGCCGATACAAGAGATCAAAAACAACCGATTGGATGAGTTAATGGAGGTAATCGAAGAGATTCAGGGCAAAGCCATCATCTGGGCCACCTACACCTACGACATTCACCGCATCGAAAAGGCGTTAAAGAAAAAGTGGGGCAGTGGCGTGGTAGCATCCTATTACGGTGAGACTCACCAAGATGATAGACAGAACATTATCGACCGTTTTCAAGACCCTGACTCCGAGTTGCGTTTTTTTGTTGGACAGCCCCGGACGGGTGGCTACGGAATTACTCTGACCGAAGCAAATACAGTGATTTACTTCAGTAATAGCTACGATTTAGAAATACGCTTGCAATCAGAAGACCGCGCACACCGTATTGGCCAGAAAGACAACGTAACCTACGTTGATCTGGTCAGTCCGGGGACAATTGATGAGCGCATTCTAACCGCCTTGCGCGATAAAATAAATATCGCAGGCGATGTTTTAGGCGAATCTACTAAGAACTGGCTGATTTAGGCAGGTCTTTGTCGCATCAACATCTCAGA